CTTGTAGTTTTAGATATTATGGTGAACATACAAGTAGTTTTTGGGAACTTGATGGTGAAACATTTCACAACTCTATTAAAACAAGCGAAAAAGCGGGTAAAAGAGGTTATAGACTTTTGAATGACCCTAAAAATAAAGATAGGGTTAATCATTATGAGTTACGGCAATTTAGGTATATAAAGTTTTTAGATAAAAGCTGGGTTAAGAAATGCAACCATAAAGAACAACCATATTTAAAACACTATAACAACGATTGATGGAAGTAAACAAAGCAGCTTGGGAAAAGTTAAGAAGGCAAATAGAATATCATACTGAACAAGATAGTGAGATTACTGATGTACATATTAACTACCAAGTAAAAGAAACAAAGAATAAAAATTATTTAAAACTAAACATAACAATAGACAAATGGGACAAGATAACAGAATAGAAAAATTAGAAACAAGAATTAAGATTTTAGAAGCACAATTAGAAGAAGCACAATCACATACTTACATAGGTGAAACAGATACATTGCATTGTTCAGATGGTGAGTTGTATTTTGGTTACGATGATGAAAAAACCCTTGTGATGGAAGTAGACCAGCTTTTTAGAGACTTACCATCAATTATAAGTATGGTAACTAAAGAACAAAAGAAGATACAACAAATGCACCTAGAAATGATTAAAAAAGCACAAGCAGAATTATAATGAAACCATTTCACTATATAGATAAAAACGAAGAAGAACAATTAGATTTAATTGCACTATTTGAACACGCATTAGATTACAAAGTTGATTATGATAATATTGTAATTGCTTTAAGCATTTTAACAAAACACATAACAATAGAAAAAAAATGATACTATTAATAGATGCAGATAGTTTAATATTTGCGAGTTGTTACAGAAAAAGAGAAACACCAGATGATGAACTATACTACACAGATATAGAAGATAGTAGGGCAAAGTTTGATGAGCAGTTTATGTCAATAGTAAATCACCTAGAGGATAAGTACCCAATAGACAAAGTACTTACATTTAGTGGTTCAAAGGGTAACTTTAGAAAACTAATCACAAAAAAGTACAAAGCCAATAGAAAGAAACAAGAACTACCACCGCTATTAGATGAGATGCACCAATTTGTAAAAGACCATTATGATAGTATTTGGGGTTACGGTGTAGAAACAGATGATATGGTTGCAAGGTACTGGAAGCAAATTAGTGATGATATAGGTAGGGATGAGGTTATGATTGTATCAATAGACAAAGACTATAAACAGTTTCCTTGCTTGATGTACAACTATCACTACAAGCATAAAGAGATATTAGACATATCAGAAGAAGAAGCTATGTACAATTTCTATGAGCAATGCATTGTTGGTGATACCGCAGACAATGTAAACTACTTTAAAGGTAAGGGTAAGAAGTTTGCAGAAAAACATTTTAAAGACTGCACAACTAAATACCAATACACAAGAAAGCTATATGAATTATTTAAACAAGAATACAAAGGTAAAGCAAGACAAAAATATGCTGAGTGCTATCACCTATTAAAATTAAGAACTAAATGAGGCAGTTTAAACCACTTAAAGGACAGAAACACCTAAAGCCATCAAACAAAAACCAAAAGGCAAGAAAGAAGCTACAAAGAGCAAGTAGAATAGAAGAACAAAGAAAGCCAAGAATAAAAAGAAATGGTGTACTAATAACAAAAGATATGAAAGATAAAATAGTAGAAGATTTAAAAAGAGAGTTTGATATAAGAAGTTGTGTAGGAATAGACAAATACAAAACAACACTACAAGACAATAAACACGATGACTTTTTACAACACTTAAAAGAAGAATTAATGGATGCAGCATTATACATCCAAAAACTACAAAGTAAATGAATTACAATACAGTACCAACAATATTAGAAACACCAGAACAAGTAAGTGATTTACTTATTACTTTAACTGGCATAGATATATACAAACAAACAAGGCAAACTGAATACGTTGAGCATCGTGCTTTACTTTGTCATATATTAAGAAACAAACTTGATATGAGGTGGGTAAGTATATCAGACTTTATAAAATCAAAGGGCAAATCATTTGATCACGCAACGGCAATACACGCAAACAAAATGTATCCATTGTACAAAAAAGATAGATTTGATTACTATGATAAACTTGAAAGTAACTTTATAGTTAAATCACAAATAGAGTATAGCCAAATTTCAAAGTTAGAAGTGATACAAAAAAAGTATGCAACATTAGAAAAAGACTATTTCAAAGCAATAGAAAAACTAAACCAATTTGATGGTGGTTATACTAAAAACGAAATGAAATACAGAACATTAGAAGAAGAACAAAAAACTATGTATGATGAACGTGCAGCTTTAGTATTAAAGTCTTTTGAATGGAAGCAAAACAATAGTGAGTATGAAATAATTAACTGTGCATCGTGATAGAGTTTATAAAAACAATATTGTGTTTAGCATTAAGTTTTGGGTTTCATTGTATAGTATGGGAGGATGATTATGTAAAGTCTAAATTCTGGAAAGTATATTGGGCAATCGTATTATTATGTTTATTGCCTTTTATTATGATGATATGATAAAAAAAGAATGGCATTTTATGCAAACACCAAAAGAGAAAGCATACCAATTAGTAAAAGCATTTTATGTAGAAACAACAACAAGCACAGAAGCAAAGAAATGTGCTAAATTACATATAAGCCTTATACTAGAAAACGAAATACTAAAACCATCTAACAACATAGAATACTATCAAGAAGTACTAAACGAAATAGAAAAGCTATGAGCAAGAAACTAATACAAAAGCTACAACAACTATTTGACAAATTACCAAAGGGTAAAGAAAGAAAAGCTATAAGAGAAAGACTGTTAAAATTAAAGCTAAATAAAAACAATGTTTAATTACGTTATATAATTGAATAAACAAAATACTATCAAATGGATAAAAGAAAAAATAACGGTGGTGCAAGAGAGGGTGCTGGCAGACCAAAGAAAGCAGACGAACTAAAACTAATTGAAAAGTTAGACAACCTTATTGATAATGATGAGGTGATTAAAACACTAGGCAAACAAATACTAAAAGGTGATAGTCGTGCTATGTCATTGTACTTTGGTTATAGATATGGTAAACCAAAAGAGAGTGTAGACATAACATCAACAGATGGGTTTAATATTAACTTTAAAGATATTATAAAATTTAAGTGATAGAAGTTGACCCAAAGTATAACCCAATCCAAACATCAGATGCAAGATACTATATTGTTACTGGTGGTCGTGGTTCTGGTAAATCGTATTCTATAAACTTACTATTGTTATTGCTCACTTTTGAAGCTGGGCATACAATCTTGTTTACAAGGTTTACACTATCAAGTGCTTACATTTCTATTATACCAGAATTTATACATAAGATAGAAACACTAAACCTACAACACGTTTTTTATATAACAAAAGATGAAATACGAAATAAGCTATCTGGTAGCAAGATAATCTTCAAGGGTATAAGAACTTCTAGTGGAGACCAATCTGCAAATTTGAAAAGTTTAACAAACGTTACAACTTGGGTAATGGATGAAGCAGAAGAACTTAATAATGAAAACATATTTGACAAAATAGATTTAAGTGTAAGAAACCTAAACCAAAAGAATAGGGTAATCTTAATTTTAAACCCAGTTACAAAAGAGCATTGGATATATAATCGTTTCTTTGAAGATAAAGGTGTACAAGCTGGCACAAACTCAACCAAAGGAAATACAACCTACATACACACAACTTATTTAGATAACATAGAAAACCTATCTAAAAGCTATTTAGAGCAAATAGAAAACATAAAGAAACGCAGACCAGAGAAATACAAGCACCAAATGTTAGGTGGATGGTTAGAAAAAGCAGAGGGTGTAATATTTACTAATTGGCAGATAGGTGAGTTTAAAAAAGTAGGTGTAAGTGTGTTTGGTCAAGATTATGGTTTTGCATCAGATGAAAATACATTAGTAGAAACTAACATTGATACAAACAACAAAATAATCTATTTAAGAG